AGCCCTTGACTTCTTTTGCAGCGTCCTTAGCTGCCTTTCCGCTTCCGCCTAGCGCATTCGTCAAGTCGGACGCACTGTCAGCCGCACCACTCAGATCAGTTTCAATTCCGCCAATGCTCGGTAAAGAGAACCCAAAGATAGACGCGATTGCCTGCGCCGCGCGGCCAATGACGACAACAACCGCCTGAAAGATCGGGATGAGCTTTGCCGCGATAACAGATACGATCTGTCCAATGTATCGCGTCGCAATCGCACATTGGTTGTAAAAGATTCTCAAGCTGTTCGCCGGAGTAATGATTGTTCGTGCCAAATCACCCTGAATATTGCTGGTCTGCTCCATAATCTTGTTATAGCGCAAAGCAACCTTTTGAGCGATGGACATGCTTGACCACTTTGCTGTAATGCCTTTTGACAAGGCATATTCTTCCATCGCCGCTTTTGACAACTCAACACCATAGCGACGCATGCCTTCAACTTCGCCCGAAATGCCCGATTGAATCCGCTTCATGACGGTATCAACATCCTTGATATTAAAAACCGACTGCATATCATAGCCAAGCTGCGTAAGCTGCTGAGACATGTTATTAGCCGTCTTATTCGGAATGCCGAATGCCTGTAACTGCTGGTTGAACGTGCTCAGTTCCGACAGCCATTCCGTCATGTTGATTCCGGCAACCGATTCTACCTTCTGCGCATACTCAACGGCCTTCTGTGATCCGCTGCCCATAGCAACATCCGCAAGGTTCAAGGCTTCGATGTAGTCGTTGCTTGCTTCAAAGGCATCCATGGCCGCATCCTTGATTTTGCTGAATCCGTAAGCAAGCGCTGAAAATTTTAGAATTCGTTTTAAATAGTCTCGCCACGTTTTCTCTGATTTTTCTGCACTTTGGGTGAGCTTTTCGTTTTCTTTGATCGCCTTTCGAATGTTGGCAGGCAACGAGCTGAAGCCCTCCTTGACCGCGCGCATTTCATCTGCAAGCGGCTGAATGGCTTTTCTAATCTGTTCAACGCTGTCCGCAAACTTCTGAAGCTGTGTCGAATCAATATCAGCGACAGCTTTCATAGCATCCGGCATTTTCCGAAGTGTGTTGACCACATTATTCAGGTTATTGGCTTTTTGGATATTGCCAAGCGGAGAAAGTTTATCAGAAAGTTCAGCAAGGGGCGACCAGTCCACACCTTGAAGAGACCTTGTTGCGTCGCCAATACCCTTGATCTGCGAAGCCCAAGAAGTACTAAGCTTGATTTTGTCAAGCACACCCATCTTCGCAAGTGCATCGCTCATCATGCTTAGCTTCGAAATGGATTCTGCATCCAACAGGGATGCGGCGTTGCTAATTGACTTAATTCCGGCGGAAACGGCATTCAGGCTCCGTTGATTCGATGCTGCCGAACGTAGGCTTTCAAGCGACTTAACCATTGAATCAATGCCATTCTTGGCTTGAGCAGCATTTCCATCAATCTCAATAATGAGATTATCAACTGTTGCCATTATCCGTCACCTCCTTGTTCTTGGCTTCCCATCGTTTTTGCAGCTTCGTAAAGTGGTCAATGATCTTCTGGCGCTCCTGCTCTGCTTTCCGTTCTTTTTCTTCCTGAGTCAGCGGCGTAACCAGCAGCGGCTCATTTCTGTATGGTGTAGGCTTGCGCTTGTGCTTAGAATCAAAGACTTGGCTAAAGTTGGAAAGCGCAGTAGAGAATGCTTCATAGTTGTACACGCCTTGAAGCCACATTCTCTGACTGTCCATTTCATTCTTCAGCTCATGTGCCCTCTTGAATATTACCGTCAGCGTCGGATCGTCATCCCAATACTGCTCATGCGTCATACCTATGGCCAGATAGAACGGTTCAGCATCATCAAATGCTTTTTTTAAAGGGAACGGCACATATTCTGTTACCGTTCCCTCCATATTGCTCTGCGCTGTTACAGCACCAGCGCCAGACCCGCGTTTTTTTCGCCACCGTCTTCCTGCTCAGGCATGCATGCGGCATTGTACAGATCAACAAGGCGAGAAAGAAGCCCCTCTGCGCGAAGGCCGCCAAGCTCTTCCAAAATCTCATCTGTCACATCATGACGGATTCCCTTGTGATGAGCCTGAAATGCGTAATAGAACAGGTCAGAAAGACCCGTAACGGGCTTTCTTGGAATATCTTCAAGGATAAAGCCGTTCCGTTCTGCGAAAACAACCGCGCGTCGGGTAAATTCAAGCGTATACTTAATACTGCCATCCTTGTCCTTGATGAGAATCGGAGAATTTTCTTTCTTTGTAGCCATTTCTTTACTCCTTAAATCGTAGTCGGCTTCGTTGCCCAGCCGACAATCTTGTTTACAGAAACGTATGCGTCGATTTCCAGCACGGAATCTACTTCCATAGCGGAAAGGCCGAGCTGCTGCGGCTCAACGCGCATGAAGAACGCTTTCGTCAGCTTGGGAATGACGATTGCAAACCACATGCTCTTTCCTTCATCCTTGCCGTCATTGGCTGCCTGATAGAGTTCATCCCAGTCTGTCTGGAATTGCTCGGTATTGTTTGCGCCGAACTGAATTGAGCCGCCTGGGTCTTTCAAACCCGGAATATATCGCTTCCATTCCGAATCAGAAAGGTCGGTAACATCAAGGGACGATGCTTCCGGGTTCAAATCTGGCGTGCTTTTAATGCCGTTGATCTTTTTATAGCCCGTAGTCGGCATCGTTCCGGCTACAGTTTCCATTGCCCACTGAACAGAAACGCCAGCGGTAGAAAGTTCAAGAGCCATTTATCATGTTCTCCTTTCGTTTTTAAGATTTATAAATCAAGTTATCTTCTCCAATAACCCCTGTATATCGCGCTACCCTGCGCGAAATACTCTTGTCAATGTTGGAAAGCGGCATGTTTGCCGTACGAACAAAGCCCTTTCCAAACATATAGCCGTCAACCGTGGCAATGATGTCCTTGCATTGCTGTTTTCCCAGCGCGTCCTGAAGGTTCGAATAGACATTAACCGTGTACATAAGGCTTGCGTTATGCTCTATGTTGTCGCCCGACAAGCTGCGCTTATATGTACTGTTATCACTCTCAACAAACGTAACCGCCGGAAAACTGGCCGGTGAGTCAACCTCGCAGCCATATACGCTGATTCCTTCATGTCTTTCGCGGAGTAGTTTTGTAACGCCGGCGTATAAAATATTTTCAACGTCAAGCATTTTTAAAAACCTCTTTCACAACCCGTTCAGCCTCATCGCGCATTTCGGACAAAGCAATGTACATCGGCATTGATGCAGGGTTACCGTGTGTCAAAACATACGACTCTGTTGCCAGCGGGTCAGAGCTGATTATCTGCCCGTTTGTTCCGGGATCTCCGTGATATCTCCACGCATCATTTTTTCCGCGTCCGCCTCCCATTTCACCAATGCCAACAACTCCATTGGGCTTTGGTATCGGATAGGTAAAGCTGCTGTTGTAATGGACACCGGAACCAAACTCGATGAAACAAACCGCGTTGCCTGATGCAACAACGGTATATCCCGTCTCTGTTTGTTCGATACTGACGGAAGAATCATTCGTTCCGTCATATGGCGCATTCGCGAACCTAACGCTCGCTTCTTTTAGGCCGATTTCAGCAAGTCTCTTGCAAATCTGATTCGTCAGTGTGTCTACCTTGTCACGATATTCTGTGAGTTGACGAATTGCGTTTCCGATGCTTCGGCCATTCAGTTTCACTTTGATGTTATGCGCCATACGTGACCACCCCATCAGCGATATTTACCTTGCTGATTGCGTATGCTTTGTGGTTGAGAGATTGTGCAACCTGTTCAACAACATAGTCATGGCCAGTTGTTGTCTTGCCTTCGCTATCCGTCACAGGCGTTTTGTCAATCCATAGGACAGTTGTTTCCTCAATCGGACAATTTATCGACATAGGGTTTATGGTTCGGGAATACTCGGCGTTTAAGCCGAAAAGCTCACCGCTAACAGAACCGCGAGAAGCGGAGATATTTCCGTGTGTCTCTACAGGCTTTCCGTAAACAGGTCTCGTCCCATTCTCGTTTCCCCATTGGTCATGGGTTGTTTCATTTTTGAGAAACAGAGCGTACCAGAATGTGCGTTCGTTACGAGCCATTCCCCTCATCAAACCACCATCCCATATGGCGTTATCTGGGCAAGCAATTCAGGCGGAACATCCGTTGAGCCTCCATAGCTTCTTGTAACTCCGTTTTCCGTGTGCCCTGATTCGCCTTCTGCACCACGTTTGTTGTACAGAAAGATAGCAATTTCAATTTGCACTTGCTGATATCTCTCTTCCACTTCTGTGTCATCGGGAACACCGAACGGATATTGCCGATTCAAAATCTTGCTTTCGGCCAAATCAAGATAAGCAGACAGCATATCAAAGTTCTCAACAGCATCAATTCCGATGAGCGCGCCCGTCTTTTTGACCATCTCTGTTTCCGAAATCCGTTTCACTGCCTGCCTCCTTGCTTACATCTTTTTGGGTCTCCCTCGTTTGGCTGGCTTTTCGTCATCCTCTCGGACAATAATTTTTCCATGCCTGTTCATTTCTTCTGCATCTTCGTCCTCAATTTGGAACGCAACGCCCGGAGGATGGAAGATGCCACGATAAGATACGGTATAGGCCGGAATCAGTTCGGTCACGCAATCACCTTCATCACCGCAACTTCGTCCATGCGTTCAAAAGACGGCAAGACGATTTCAGACGCGAAGGTGTTGATGTTGACCGGGTGTTCCTCAACAATTCGGGTGATTGCAACGCCCGTGTTTACAATGGAGACATCAGCTTTGCCGGACCCCTGCAAATCTGCCTCCTCTGGAGTTGTACCGTACCACGTGCCGCCAATGCTGCCGTCCGGAATGAAGCAAACATAACCATCAGGCACAAACGCTTTGGCTACCTTATCTTCATCGCGATACATCTTGTCGTAGATGACGATATCCACGCCAACGGTTCCACTGATGACAGCCTTAACTTCGGCATCTGTCAGATAGCTCAACGTGCGGCCATTCACCGTCAGATAACGATTCTTGATTGCATCGGTAGCCGCAAGCAGGTTGAAGGTGTTGGTGTTCATAATCGCATGCACAATCTCTGTTCCAGTCTTGGAACGAATCGTGTCCTTGACCTTCTTGATCGCTTTGAGCGGATCTGCGGTCGTCGGCGCGGTCCACAAATCAGTGGTCGTCAATGCGGTATAGTTGTTAGTTTTCCAGCTCTGGTCGGGGTCGTAGTTATAGGTGTAATCTACGCCGTTTGCCTTGATGGAAATGCCAGCTGCGCCGTTAATCGGGAAAAGCAGCTGCATAATCATTCTTTCGGGTACAACGTTTGCGCCTTCGATCAGCGCGTTTGCGTCATCGTATACGAGAGCAATGATTTCATCCGCATAGGGATCGTTGGAGTCCTGAATGCGCAAAAGCTCCTGCCGGTCTCTTTCCTTGATCTTGAAGCCTTCACGGAAGAACGGCATTTCGGTTTCGAGCTTCTGGAAACCGATTCGATCCCGAAAGGTTGCCTTAGCGTCAAACGCGCTCGGCATCAGGGAAATCGGAAGCCCCTTAGAGCCTTTGAGCCACTTCAGATCAAGGCCGGCTTTCT